TGGTGCTCCCAGCTCGCAGCGAAGGCCGGTAAGCCGTGGGGTTCCGCCGAAACCGGTGTCATCGACGGTGCCCGCACCGGCGCCGACGTCCTCCACGGCTACACACTTGAGCAGCGCGCCGACCGGATGACCGTCATCGCCGCCGACCTCGCCGGCCTCGACCACCCGCCGGCCCTGTGGTGCTGGTACCCCGACGGTGGCTGCGTCCCAGCGAGCGCATCGGACCCGATGGTCGCAGCGTGGAACGCCACGATCGCGACGAACCCGACGGTCGACCAGGTGAAGGCGGCGATGCTGTGAGCAAGCTGACCGACCGGCTAGACGAGTTGGCGGATGACCTGGAGCTGACCGACTCGCGCGTAGCCATTGGTGACGTTGCCACCGTGCGTGCCGCCAGCGACCGTATCGAGGAGTTGGAGCAGGCGATCCAGACGCACCGGATGGCAATTGACGACGGCGGCATGTACTTGGGAGCACTGACCGACGCCGACAACGATCTGTACGCCGTGCTCCCTGGCACCCCGACACCCCCGCCAAGAACCGACGACGGTGTGCGACCGGTGCGCACCAAGGCTGATGTCGTGGCGCTCCTCACCGGCACACCCCCGCCAGGGGCTGACGAGTGACCGACACGGCGACGCTCGAGCGGACCCTCTCCATCCTCACCCACCAAGTCCACGCCCTCCGGCAGCGCACCGAACACGCCGAAGCCGAACTCGCCAGCATCGAACGGCTACTCGCCCTCCTCCCCGCCGGGACACTGGTGGCGTACGGGTCGATGCTCGCCGAGTTCGAGACGAGACTCAACGCACTGGAGGGCGACCGTGGATGACGCCGAAAGGCTCCACGACCTACGCAGACGCCTCCCAGCGGCACGCACCGCCCTCCTGTCCGCCATAGGCGACATGCCCGCCAACGGCGCACAAGACGGCTCACAGACCGCCGGAGGGGCATCGGACCGCACCGGCAGGCTCGCCCTCGGGATCATCGAAGGCGCCGACGGCGCCCTCAACGAATGGCGAGACCTCGACCGCCACGAACTCACAGCGATCCACCGTCTCCGCAACGGCCACCCCATCACCCGTGAACTCGCATGGATCGTCGACATTGTCGACCGGTGGGCACCCACACCCGAACGCCGCCTCAAGCTCCACGCCAACCTTGCTGACGCAGCCGACGGCCTCGGCGCCGACGGCTGCACCTCATGCGCCCGCCTACGAGACCACCAGAACCGCCCCGTGTACAGCGAACAACACCCCGGGCTCAAGGTGTGCCAGTCATGCCACACCGACCTCAACCGTGCACGAGTCCATCAACGCCACCGCACAGCCGTCCTCGTCCCCGTCGCCGTCATCCAATGGCGGCAACGCCACCCAGGCCGCAACCTGTCCGAAGAAACCCTCACCCGTATCCTCGGCGGCCGTGATGCTTGACCAACCCGACAACCGCTAGGAGCCGAACAGTGAGCCGCACCCACTACGACGACCGCTCGAAGTTCACCCCGTCAAAGCCGTGCCCCGTGTGCGGCGGCCTCGACGCCGAAGTCGAATGGATCGAAGCTCGCACAAGTCGGGAACCGCCGAACACATGGTTCATCCCCGGTTACCTCACCTGCCGAACTTGCCGCCCCCCCGAGGACACGCCGTGATGCTCGACTCCAGTGGCCGACCATTGATGTGGACGGAGTACCCCTACTGGGACGACGGGGTACTCATCAACCCATACGAAGGCATGGGCAAGGTCTGGTCGTCGATAGGTCCGATGGGATTGGTTCTGGCTGGGCGGCGTCAACTCGGGCCGGACATCCCCCACGAGATCAGCGTCGATCTAGGCCGTGAAGTCTTCGGCCCCACCCAACCACCAACTGACTTCGAGCGCCTCCCGTGGCTGCTAGCAAGTCTGGACGCTGACCGTGCGTCACTCGTCGAACGACTTCTCGACGAGTACCAGTGACGCTTGACATCGGTGACAGCAGGCACTATGAATGCGCTAGTCGGAGCGCACTGGGTGACCCCCACTGCGCTCCCTTCGCGTACCGGCCACGGTCGGACGACACGCACCGCAGCGCGGTGGAGCAGCGGCAGCTCGCATGGCTCATAACCATGAGCCAGGTTCGAGTCCTGGTCGCGCCACCAACGCATCTAGGGGTTGATCCGTGACCACACCGACACTCGACGCACTCCTCCTCATCCTCCTCGGCGGACTGTTCGGCTGGGTCCTCGGCAAACTCCCCGACCGCTGGGTGTTCGCCGTCGCCGCCGTCGCGATCGTCGTCGGCATCGTCGCCTTCACCAACTGACCGATCGTGCCTGCCAAGAGCAAGGCGCACCGGCGAGGCAGCTACAACACCGACGCCGCCCGCATACGTGCACTCGCCTACTCCAACCCCGACACCATCTGCCGCCGATGCGGACTCACCCTCGCCGCCAAACCCGGCGACACCTGGGACGCCGGCCACATCAACGCCGGCCAGATCAACGGGCCACTCGCCGCCGAACACTCAAGCTGCAACCGCAGCGCAGGTGCAACGGAAGGCAACAGGCGAAGGAAGATCCTCCGCACCACCAGAGACTGGTGAGTGCCGACAACCGACACAGTGGTCGGGCGCAGCGTCAACTGCCCCGACCGTGACCGACCCCCTCAAGGAGGGATCGATGACCGCCAAGCTAGCCAACCCAGGCCCATGCCTGTTCTGTGACCACCCGCTCAACGGGCGCAGCAAGATGTTCTGCACCACATGCCTGCCCCCGCTCGGCGAGTGGGACAACAAGCGGGCGTATCACCTGGAATACAACATCCTCAGATGCGCTGTCGGTGTCGGCACTGAAGGCATGGAGCGGTGCCGCATCCCCAAGACCCACGGCGCCTACCTGCCACCACTACCGAAGCTCGGCCCACCCAGCCCGTCGTTCTGCGATTGCGGTGTGGTGAAGTTCGGCACGGCGAGGCGATGTCCTGACTGCAGCACCATCAAACGCCGTGAAGCTGCGCTCAATGCATGGGAAATCAGGGCCGCTCAGCGCCCCGACGACTGGGTCCCCAGCAACAACTGGCGCAGGCTGGAAGGACTGAGACGCCGCCGGAAAGCGGCACTCAGAAGTGGCACCAAGCCAACAGTCAACAGGCTGGCAGAGCGAGACGGATGGCGATGCCACCTCTGCAACAAGCGCATCAACCCCGACCTCACCGGCACCAAGTCGAAGTACAAGGCGAGCATCGACCACCTCATCCCACTGTCAGCGGCAGGACTCGACGAGATGTGGAACTGCAAGCTCGCCCACCTTCGGTGCAACTCCAAGCGTGGTGCCGGCGGTGTAGCCCAGCTCCTGCTCGCCGTCTGAACGTACGAAGATTCCTTCGTGCTTTTGAGAGCCATTCTCATCCGTCCATGACCCCGTTTCTTTCGCGATGTGTGTGAGCAGGATTCGGTAGGAGGTGGGCGGTGAGGGCTGACGATCTCCGGGCCGACTATCAGCGTCTGGGCGAGCTGCTCGACGCCGAGGACGACGGGGCGAAGGCTGCGTCGTTGGCGCGTGAGCGCCGGATGATCGGCGAACTGCTCGAGGGGCTCGAATCGTCGGAGGTGGCGTCCGTTGTCGATCAGTTGGAGTCTCGACGTCGAACCCGCTCCGGCTCTACTGGTGCTCCCTCCCGCCGCCGCAAGTCTGGATGAGGCGCACGCTGCGATAGAGCTGTGGGAGCACTATTCCGGCAAGACGCTTGACCCGTCTCAGCGGTTGGTGGTCGAGGTGATGATGGCCGAGACGGCCGAGGGCAAGTGGGCGGCGGCGACCACTGGCCGTGAGATGCCCCGCCAGAACGGCAAGGGCGACGAGATCGAAGTGGTCGAACTGTGGGGCTTGGTCCACCGGGCCGAAGCGATCTTGCACACGGTGCATGACGCGGTGTTGTTGGCGTCGCAGGCGCAGCAGCGGATGCTGGCCGTGCTCGAGCGCCCCGATCTACGTCAGCGGGTGAAGCGAAAGTGGTTGGGCACCGGTCAGCAGATGATCGAGATGCGCAACGGTGGGACGATCTGGTATCGGACCCGCACGGGTGGTGGCGGTCGCGGTGTCGACGATGTCGCTCGGCTGGTGGTTGATGAGGCGCAGCACGCCACGGTGGAGCAGCTTGCGGCTGTGGCGCCGACGTTGTTGGCGAACGACAACCCGCAGTTGAACGTCGCCGGGACGAGTGCTCTGTTCGGGAAGTCTGATTGGTGGTGGAGTGTTCGCCGCCGTGCGCTCGCCGACGACCCTGGTGCGTTCGGCTATGTAGGGCACACCGCTGAGCGTGTCTCGCTTGAGGGTGGGCAGGTTGTCCAGGGTCCTGTTGATGTGTATGACCGGTCGCTGTGGCCGGGGCCGAATCCGTCGGTGGTCGCTGGCCGGGGCGGCGGTCTCGAGTTCCTTGAGGAGCAACTGAAGCGGCTCGGCGAAGCCGCCTTCGGCCGTGAGCATCTCGGGGTGTGGGACCCGCCAACTGAGACGAAGTTGCATGACCCGAAGTTGCCTGCGGATGCGTGGGCGGAGACGGTCGGGCAGGCGCCGGTGATCGAACCGGGTGCGGTCACGATCGCATTCGAGGTGGCGCGCGACGGCGAGTGGTCGTCGATCGCTATCGGCGCCGGCTCAGTGTCGGCCCCGTACGTCGAGGTGGTCGAACACCGCAAGGGTGTCGGCTGGTTGCCGGCACGTCTGGTCGAGTTGGTGGAGCGGTGGGAACCGTTGACGGTCGGCTGCTACAACGCCGGTGCTGCTGCTGCCCAGTTGGGTGCGGTGCTGTCGGCGTTCCGTGAGGCCGGTATCGATGCAGGCCTGTTGGACCCGGTTGGTAGCGGCGACTATCGGGCGGCGTGCGGCGGGTTCTATTCCGATGTGATCGAGGGCCGGTTGACCCGGCCTGCCGGTCAGGGTCCGCTCGATGTTGCTGCCGCTGATGCGGCGGAACGGGTGATGGGTGATGCGTGGGCGTGGGATTCACGCAACGCCACTGTGCCGATCTCCCCGCTCGTGGCTGTGACGATCGCCCGTTCGCTTCTACCTATCGAGGTGCCGGTGTCGGCGCCCGTGTTCGCTTACTGACCGGAGGGTCGATGCTGTCTACGATCCTCGGCCTTCTCGGCCTCGCCGCTATGACCGCTGCCGCAGCGCTCGTCGCGCCCGTCGCTGGTCTCGCAACCTTCGGTGTGTCGCTGTTGTGGGTCGCTCACCGGATGGAGCGTGCTAGCTGATGGGCTTGTTCGGCACACCCGTCGAGGCCCGTTCCGTGTCCTACCAGGACGTGTGGGGTTCCGGTGGCGCATGGCCTGCGGACGGCACGTACGGTCCTGCTGACGCTGTGAAGCTGTCGGCGGTCGTGGCGTGTGTGAACTTGCGGGCGAACACGATCGGTCAGCTTCCGTTGCAGTCGTTCCGCTCGGACGGCAACGGTGTCGCCGTCGCGGTGTCCCGTCAACCGGCGCTGATCGAGAACCCGTCGAAGCTGCCCCGGTCGTTCTGGCTGCGGCAGATGTCGATGTCCCGTGACTTGTGGGGCAACGCGTTCGGTGCTGTTGTCGGCCGTGACGCCGCCGGCTGGGCGTCTGCTGTCGAGTGGTTGTCGCCGGCTGATGTGCAGGTCGATGAGAACGTGTCGATGGGCCGTGCGGTGGTCCGCTATCTCGGCCGTGAGATCCCGCTGTCCGACCTGTTGGTCGTGCCGGGGTTCCCGGTGCCGGGCTCCCAGTTCGGTATCTCACCGTTGCGCCGCTCGGGGCTGGTCGAGTTGTCGACCCGAGCCCAGGAGTTCGGCCGTGACTGGTTCCGTAACGGTGCTGTCCCGTCGTCGATCATCTACGCCGATCGGGAGTTGACCCCCGCGCAAGCTGAGGGTATCCGTGACCGTGTCATGTTGTCGTGGCGTATGCGCCGACCGGCGGTGCTCGGCTCGGGGTTGAAGCACGAAGCGGTGAAGGTTGATGCGAACGAGTCGCAGTTCCTCGCGACGATGCGTCACGCCCAGGTCGACATTTGTCAGGTGTTCGGTGTGCCACCGGAAAAGATCGGTGTGGCGTCGTCGGGTTCGTCGGTGACGTATGCGAACCGTGAGCAGCAGGTGCAGCAGTTCCTGGTGGACACGATCAACGCCGAGTTGGTGTTGATCCAGGAGGTGTTGACGGCGGAGATCCCCCGGCCACAGTTCGTCAGGTTCAACACCGGTGCTCTGCTCCGCTCCGATCTCACGACCCGCTACGAGTCGTACTCGAAGGCGATCACTTCCGAGTTCCTGTCCGTTGACGAGGTCCGTGGGCTCGAGGACCTCCCACCGCTCCCACCCCCTTCTTCGCCCCCGTCTGGAGGCCCCAATGACGCAGCGTGAACTACGCATGCACGCCGGCACCGTCGATCTCCGTGCGGAGGACGGCGCCCCGCCGGTCCTCACCGGGTACGGCGCCACGTTCAACCGGCGGTCACAGAACCTCGGCGGGTTCGTCGAGGAGATCGACACGGGGGCGTTCGATTCGACGCTCCGCAACGCCGGCAAACGCGACGTCATCGGCGCCGTCAACCACGATCTGAACTGGCTGCTCGCCACAACGGATTCGGGTTCGCTCGTGATCGGAACCAACGAACGCGGTCTGCACTACGCGATGACGCTTGACCCGTCCGATCCTGACGCCATCCGTGCGATCGCGAAGGTCCGAACCGGGAAGTTCAAGGGGTCATCGTTCTCGTTCGCGACCCGTGACGATTCGTGGGGCACCGACGAAACAGGGTTCCCGCTGCGCACGCTGCTCGAGGTCGAGCTGTACGAACTCGGCCCGGTCGCTTCCCCCGCCTACCTGTCGACCAAAGAGGACGGCGCGAACGTCGCCCTCCGGTCGCTCGCAACATTCGTCGACCTGCCGTTCGAGCAGGTCAACGAGGCCGCCCGCATGGGTGAGCTGACAAACCTGATTCGCCGCGACCTCCCCCCCGAGGTCGCGGCGGACGAACCGGAACCGGGAGCCGCGGACGAAGTCCCCGCCCCCGAACCGGTGCGGGCTGGTCCCCGCTACCCGCGTTCCCGCTGACCGCTCTGCCAAGACCGTCGGCACCCCACAAGACCGCAGGGCGGCGTTCGCCGCCCCCACATCACCAGGAGTACCTGACCATGAACCCAGAACTGACCCGACTGATCGAAGGCCGCCAGAAGGCGTGGCACGCGATGCGTACCACCTCGGACGCCATCGCCGACGAAGGCCGCGAGTGGACCGCCGAAGAGAACTCTTCGTGGCTCGCAGCGAACGCCGACCTCGACGCACTCGATGCCCGCATCGAGCACGTCGTCAAGCTCGAGACCCGCGACGACAACATCGAAGCGATGCTCGGCAAGTACGGCAAGCCGTCCGACCCCCACGCCGAGCACGCAGAGTCCGACGAGGACATCCTGCGGGCGATCGGTCGCGGCGAGCGCCGTAACGCAGAGTTCGCCCCCGAGGCCCGTGTCCTGTCAAAGCTGACTGCCGGTGCCGGTGCGAACACCGTCCCCGTCGGGTTCTACGACCGGATCATCGAAGCGATGCGGGACACGTCGACGGTGATGGCCGCCGGCGCAACCGTGCTGAACACCACTTCCGGTGAAGGCATCCAGGTGCCGACCGTGGCCGCCAGCGCGTACCCCTCGGCGTCGCTCATCGCTGAGACCGACGCGATCTCCGTCTCGGACGTGGCGTTCGGTCAGACGACCCTCGCAGCGTACAAGTACGCGTTCCTCACGCAGCTCTCGAGCGAGTTGCTCGCTGACACCGCCGTCAACATCGTCGAGTTCCTCGGCCGTCGTGGCGGCGAAGCGCTCGGCACCGGCATCGGTGCAGCGTTCATCACCGGTACCGGTTCCTCCCAGCCGACCGGCATCAACGGCTCGGCAGGGTTCACCTCCGTTGCGTCGCTGACGGGTTCGGCAGCAGCCGGGTTCACCTACAACGACGTCCTGACGTTGCAGCACAGCATCACCCGCCCGTACCGGGCGAACGCTTCGTTCATCGGGAACGATTCGGTGTCGCTGACGCTGCGCCGTCTCCGTGCGGACGGCGCCACGGGCCAGTACCTGTGGCAGCCGTCCCTCCAGGCGGGTGTCCCCGACACGCTGGCGGGTGCGCCGTTCTTCGCCGATCCGGCGATGCCGACAGCGACCACCAACGCCGTCAAGGGCCTCGCCTTCGGCGACTGGTCCAAGGGTGTGATGATCCGCATCGCCGGCGGCGTGCGAGTCGAGTCGAGCGACGACTTCGCCTTCTCGACCGACCTCCAGACCTGGAGGTTCATCACCAGGGCAGATGCTCGCATCGTTGATGCCGGCGCTGCACGGGTGATGACCTACACCACCTGATCCGAGTGGTTCGGCGGGCGTCCCAGCAGGGGCGCCCGCCACCACCGGTTCACCTACAGGAAAGAGATCGCCGATGAAGGTGCGAACGAAGATCGCGATGTACGGCTACTCGTCGTGTGTCGTGTTGGATCTCCCCGACGGCGAAGCGAAAGCACTCGTCGCTCAGGGGCTCGCCACCGTGGCGACGAAGGACGACGGCCCCGCGGAGTCACGCGAGGTGGCGGCGCCCGAGGCGGCCACTGTCGAGGCACCGGAGAACGCTGCCACCGAGAAGCCGCGCGGCCGCAAGGCGTCCGCGCCGAACGGCGACTGAGAGGCGACTGAGATGCACGCAGAGGCGATGTCGTGGGTCGCGGCCCATGTCCCAGAGGGCAAGCGTCGGGTGCTCGACATCGGTGGTCGTGACATCAACGGGAACCCGCAGGCGTTGTTCGACCACGGCACCACGTTCGAGGTTGTCGACCCCGTTGACGGGCCCGCGGTGACGTGGGTCGGTGTCGTCGCCGACTACACCACCAAGTCGAAGTTCGACACGGTGCTCTGCCTTGAGGTTGCCGAACACGCCGAGGAGTGGGAGGGGATCGTCGGGAAAGCCGCCGATCTGATGAAGCCGGGCGGGGTGTTCATCTTCACCGCCGCCGGCCCGACCCGTGCCCCGCATTCAGCGATGGACGGAGGCGGGTTGAAGGACGGCGAGTTCTACGAGAACATC